GTAATTTCTCTTTCATCACTGCCGAATGTCCAGTCTGTTAGATAATCTTTGAACGCCTGTGTAAGACGCATTGTGCCGTTTGTTTCAAACGTAATTTCTTTTAGGCCACGCATCTTTTCATGATTGAGTAAGTCCGGATAAGCACGTTGCCAGCCTAGTAAAGGCTCACCACCTGTAATAACTAGATGCTCATCTCGCCATTCTCCGAACGGAATAATTTCCGCAATTCTGTCGGCGATTGCTTCTGAAGTGAGCATTGGACTAAGGTCCTTAAAATCAGGATGCCAGCTAGCATAACTATCACAACCCGTAGAAACCAAAGGAAGTTTTTCATATTTGTCAAATGCTTTAATCATAGTATGTGTGGCCGCAATGTCAGTGGCTTCGTGACTAATTTCACCCCTCGGCATGCCAAATCCTTGACATGTGAAGTTACAGCCATATGTACGTAGAAACACAGACGGGACACCCATATAGCGTCCTTCTCCTTGAATGGAATAGAATAATTCACTTACCTTAATTTTGCTCATATATGTTTGACCATTGTTTTAGTTTTTCAATTTTTGCTTTTTTAGCAATTTCTAGATGTTCTAACGATATTACACTCTTTTCTAGCATGATGTCAATCATTGCGAGCATATCCCCAAGTTCTTCTTCTAAGTGTTCGCGATTAGTCTTTGGTTTACCTGGCTTGAAATTATCAATTCCAAATCGACTAATTTTACTAACTGCTTGGATTACTTCTGCACATTCTTCTTGCAAAATATCCATTACTTCTTTTGTAATACTATCCATTTTTTCCATTTTTAGCTCTTTCCGTTAGGTATGTATCGTTGTGTATCCATTCATTGTTTACAAGAAATCCCCATTCGCGTTTTTGGGGCCCCGGCATAAACATTGTCCATGCTGTTATATTTGGATCTAATTCAATTCGGTGATAACTGGTAGCACTGCATATACGGAAATGACCGGGACCTCGCCACGTACATGTTTCGGCAATCTTTTTTCCGTTACCGTCAAACACAGGAGTCCATTCATAGTATCCGCCTTTAAGAATCAAAGTAGCGTAAGGCCATGGATGATCATGCACATCATCGGGGTCTGACTTAAGAAACTTGTGAATGAACACATTAAAGGGGAAATGCTTTCTGTCCTTAAGAAAAATATAGTAACGTTCGAGATAAGGTTCATTTTCTTGCCTGTCCATTACAATGCGTTTGCGGCCTAATTTTTCTAATGTATTCAATAACCATTTCATTTACATATTTCCAAAAAATCATCTAATCTTTTTGCAGCCTCATCGAAATCTATAGCCCATACCTTAGCGTATATAATACCATCTTTAATATTAAGATCAAATGGTACTACTCCATTAAATCTAAAGTCTTTTGGTAATTCTGTTGTAACATCAAATTCCTGCAGATACTTTGCACGGCTAATAAAATGATCCATTATGTCTTTTGCTGTTTCCATATTATTCCTTTGGAAATTCTTGACTAAAAGGCCACGATGTATTTGGATCAGGCCTCGGCTTTAGATTAACGTCCTCTTCAATAACTTCACCTGTTATTTCATCACATAGACTAACTTGATATGGAGCAATGATATGTACCGCAGTATCTTCTTCTTGCCAATCATGTTCTCCATCGAATAGCCAACCAGCCCCGCCCTCATAGTAAAGTTCTTTGAGTTCTTGTTGTTCCATTTCTTCAATGTCGTCACTGAATTCCCATTCAACACTAACACTGTCGTCAAACTCACAACCCCAACCGCAATCAGTTCGAGCATAGGCAACGGGATCGCCTTGCCAAGGAAGATTGCAATCTAAATCACTTTCAATAAACCCCTGTCCCCAACGATAGGTTTCGTCGATGTTAAACCAACTAATAGTGCCATCTGGATTTTCACGAAACATTTCTACATGATAGATAATGCTTTTCTTTTCCAGGGGCTTGATCAAGTAGACTTTTGACATAATTATTTTCTGTCGCCAAACAATTGTAGCAGATTAATAAACAAGTTGATAAAGTCCATATACAGAGTTAGTGCGCCGCGAATTTCCACAACATCGCTAGTATCTACACTAACTTCTTCTCGGATTCTTTGTGTATCATAAGCAGTCAATCCAAGGAAGATGATAATTGCCAATGCTGAAATAACCATTTGCATAACTGTACTACCAATAAAGATGTTAACAATACTGGCAATGACGATAGCAATCAATCCCACAAACATCATCTGGCCCATTGAGCTTAGATCTTTTTTGGTAAAGTAACCGTAACCACTCATTACACCAAACAAGATTGCCGCGCCCATAAAGGCACTAACAATTGATCCCATATTGAATACAGCAAAGATCATGGAGAAGCTCAATCCCATTAATGCCGCAAATCCATGTAGACAAAGTTGTGCTACACTTTTACTAGGATTATTGCCTAATACGTAACTGATACCAAAGATTGCGGCCAGCGGAGCAAAGATTACAATCCACTTTAGCACACCTGTGAAAAAGAATTGTAGCAACTCTGGACTAGTGCCCACAAAGTAACTGACTAACATTGACACAATAACAGCTAGACTCATGTGTCCGTAGACCCGTCCCATTGCCGAATTGATTTCACTAGCACTGCGGTAATTTAGGACCCCACTACCTGTATAATTTGTTCCAAACATAATATTCTCCTTAACGTTTGTTTGATTCTTGCAGACTTAATGTATCAAAGAATTCTTTCTTTGTGCCTGCATCTTTATTAAAAGCACCTCTAAGTACAGACGTAGTTGTCGAACTATCATGTGCCATAATTCCTCTATTTTCACAGCATCCGTGTGTCATTCTTAGATAGACTCCGACGTTTTCACTGTCCGTTGCTTTGCTAATTTCTCTAGCAATGTCATTACAAAGTTCCTCTTGTAGAGTACCTCGACGGGCACACCATTGTGCGATACGAGTGTACTTGCTAAGACCGATCAGTTTCTCTGCCGCAATAATGCCAATATAAGCAACCCCAGTAACGGGTTGGTGATGATGACTACACATACTACGAAGTTCACTGCGAACCACGAGCATGCCTTCGTAACGGTCCTCCGAATCATTTGGAAATGCCGTGGCGTCCGGTGCTGGTTCATATCTACCCTCCATTATTTCGTTAAAGTACATCTTGGCAAGTCGTCTTGCTGTGCCTTTGCTATTGGGATCGTTCTCGCGATCAATAAGCAACGAGTCTAACACTTGTTCAAATGCAGTTGTTGCTTCTTCAATTAGTTCTGGCATAACATTACTGTCAATGTATTCACTGATGTTGTCACCTGCCCAGAATCTTTTGTTATCCTGTTTCATTTTATCGCGGATAGCTTGCGATAGATTTTTACTGTTTTCCAATTTTATTGTTCTCCGAGTTAACGACGTGGATGTCATTTATACATTATTGTATAGTATTATTTAGGTTCTTGCAACCTTAGTAAAGTATTTTTCTTTACCGATGCATCAATTGTATTGAGTGATACATTAAACGATTCTGCATATTTGAGTAAGGCTGCGGTATCTTTTGGAAAACACATTCCGCCAAATCCCAATGCCCCATCGGGTCCCGGAACTCGCATATGACTGTTACCAATTCTTGGATCAAGATTAACCAATCGAGCAACATTATTATAATCAATACCCGATGCCGCAGCTAACCCTGCAATCTCATTCATAAAAATTACCTTAGTAGCAAGGAAACAATTAATTGTGTACTTGGCAAGACTAGCTTCCGCCGCAGTGCAATGTACAACAGTTTGTAATGCTGTTTGACTTAATCTAATTATACGTTCTGCTTCTCTAATGTATGCTAGTGTAGCACCACCGATTATTGCAAATTTACCATTAGAGTAATCTCTACTAGCATTTGCCGCAGTTAAAAATTCAGGTGCGTGTACAAGATTTTTATATTGTTTTGATAGATTTTCATAGATAGCAGGCGGCGCGGTCGTTTTACTAATGATAACACCGTTATAATCTTTTAATTTTTCAAGGGTGTTTTCTAAAATACTAGTATCGCAACTACCATCTTCGTTGCTAGGACTAGGTACACATACAAACACTGCCTCGCAGTCTGCAAGATCTCTAATGAGTCTCGAATTGCACCACCGACAAATCCAAGCCCGACAATTCCAAATTTAGATTGATCAATCATTTAATATTCTCCAATAGGGTTTCGGCACTAAAGAAATATTTAGATAAGTCTGTTGCCTGTTTGCGTATTTGTGGAATCCTAGTATCATAGTGATCCATGTGTTGCATAATAGCAAAACACAAATTAGGTCGATTGGCAATGTAATGATCCCAATCTTGCGTCCATTTGCTAGGGTACTTAAATCCTTCGTAATACATTTCACTGTATGACAGGCGATCTGGTACCATAGGGACAGCATCTACTACTGCACCTTCGTAACAACTAATGCCGAGTGTTTCCTGCAAGTTAGCACTGAACACTATTTTAGCTTCACCTAGTAAATTGTGATACTCGTTCTTTGTTAGTTGTTGATCCTGGCACACAACGAATTCATATTGGGGAAGTTGTTCTTTCAAATCACGGAAAATTTCAACTTGTTTTTCAGGAGCAATACGATGCGGAAATAGTATAAGATCACGCTTAGGCATATTTTTATATGCTGTTAACGTATTATCCATATACTCCATAGGCCAACCAGTACGTACAATTTTACCAGAAGTTTTATAATCATACATAGTGCCTAAATTAGCATCGAACAAGTTTTTGCCAAACATATCGATGTGAAAGTCTGTGGCAAAGTAGTTGTGATCAAACGCATGAAAGAAACTCTTTTCAGCGTGTCTAACCCAGGGCTTATCTCCAACTAGACGTCCTAGGAAATCTTGAGGATCATAACTGCCAGCATGCCATAGTCCGTGTATTGTTACTGGAATGCCCAGCAACTCACTCATGTACTTGAGATTGATGACGCCAGGGTGCCAAGCATCAGTAAATACAAAATGATCACCTGGGCGAACGGCTCCGTTGCAAAATAGCCGACCCATCTGCTCAACCTGCCGAGCCTTGTAGATGTTTGTGCCGCCAAAATTAAGAAAAGCCCCAGGGGTAGTAGCACTAGGAATGTCGTCAGGGCCGCAGATAACTTGAACATTGTGTCCTGCCTTGTTAAGTAGTGTAGGAACGTGCGATTTCCACTCGCCGGTATATCGAGTGGAAACTGCTTCTAAATCAATTAGAAAAACGTTCGCCATTGTTACGATTTTCGTAGCGTGGGTTTTTGCCCTTGTACCCTTCGCGTGGCTTACCGCGATTGGCAAAGTATCGATACTCTTGAGAACGATACATATCTGCTGGGTTAAAATCCAACAAGTTAAAGCGGCAGTGATCGAGCCACGCTTCTAGGTCATCGAAGATTTTAGAAACTTCTGGTTTCATGAACAAAGTCTTCTGGATGTGTTTTGGCTGTGCCATTGTGTTTTCCTAATATTAGGGTTGATTAAAAAATGTAAGTGTGGCGCCATTCTCGCCGTCTTCACTTACGTCAATGATGGTCTTGCGACCAGCATACCTTGCAGTAATTGTTGCGTTAAGTTCGCGAGCAATCATTTCACAAGATTTGTGGTTGAGTTCGAGAATGCCATCATTGTAGCACTTCTCGAGCCAACGCTTAAACTGGATAAATTCGATGTCACGATCATCTTGGAAGACTTCAATAGAAACTTTGAAGTGGAAGATGTGACGGTGTGGTGTTCCAAGGAAACTAACATCATACATATCGCCTGTAGCCAACTTAGGATCAGTTGCAGCCGCAGGATACATATGAATTCCTTCTTTACGGAAGGTAACCCAAATCATTGATAGATCATTGTTCATTTAATTACTTTATCGTTGTTGTATTGTGACCAGTCAGTAAATTTACTGCGATCTTGTAGAGTATGTAGGCTGTGTGACCACACACCTGGATTAGTTGCTTTGAAATCTTTGTCATCAATCTTAAGCATTGTATTGTAATTCCATAACTTGATGTAAGGAATTGGCACTCGAATTTGAGGAATAAAGTTATCTGATTCACAAAGTCCGCTATCGTTAAATTCTTCAACTTGACCAAGGGGAATGTCTAGACTACACAGATACTCTTTATCTAAAAAGAATCGAATCATGTTTTCCCATGCTTTGTGGTCATCATATGTTTGCGGATTATAACTGTGATTTGCACCGAAGAAGATATGCTCTGCGCCATTTAGATTGGCTGCAATTTCTTCTACAGTGTGTACGCCTGTTACAAACAATGTTTTTAACCCAAATGCAGGAGTATGTTCAACTTCTATGCCAATAAAGAATTGGACATCAGTTGCTTCACCGGAATCGTAAGTTCGTTTCATTATAATTTTTTATTAGTTTTAATTTGCTAAACAATAGTATAACTTAATAATTGGATAAGGTCAAGCCTCAAATCCTTTTTCTTCCAATTCTCTAAGCATATCGTCATCTGGATTTTCCAAATCAACTTCTTCTGCATTAGTTACTTCTTCGAATGCAAACAAATTACCGAACGTATTTTGAGCTGCACCGCCCTGTAATCGAGATCCTTCTAATGCTTTTAGGAAAGGCCCTGCTTGTTCGATTAACGCAAACGCATCTGCTTTACTTGTAGTATTAAACAAGTCCTCGATAAAACTACTAAAGTACAGAATATTACGAGGAACCCAATCCGAATATTCATCACTCATGTCCTGAGCTTTAACTTTTTTCCAATGCTTCCAGGACATCTTATCTTTAGTTTTGGCAATTTCGATATCCATTAACTGTTGAGCACGTTGTACAGCAACGATATGGCATTCAACATTATGGCCCATCATTAACGCATAAGCAAAACTATCCCACGATGTTTTGTTCGGAATCTTACCTAGCTTGTTTAACTTTGGAGCAACATGATAATGTGCCGGATTCAAATGATCAAACTTAGCACCATTTAATTCTGCATCAGTCTTACGTTCGCCTAGATCATAATAGGCGATGTCTTTCATTGTTAGTCTTCGACCAATTGTTGATTCGAATGGGAACGGGATATCGCTTCCGGCAAGTGATTTGTTGTCTGGGGCCTTGTCCATAATAACACTCCACCTTTTTGGCGTGTGGACTGCGTTTGTGTAGACAAGTCCGTGCGCTGTTGCGATGAACGGTGAGGCGCAGTCAAAAGATACGGTAAGCTCTTCATTGATATGTTTCCTAATTTGTCGTTGAATTAAAGTCAAGTAACAACTCCAGTCAAGTTGCGCTGTACCCAAGAAGTGGATCCAGTTTTTGCCCTTCAGCAAACCATCTTCTCTAAGTGTCATGAGACGCTTGAGAGTAATATCCATCTTGCACATGTTGGCACCACCGAATGCCCAACCTTCTGCTTCACGACCCGCATACTTACCTTTAGGGTCGCTAAATTCTTTTACACCGTCATACCATTTTTCAGCGGTATCCCAGTCACCACCTTGTAGCACGTTCAGCCACTTAGTTTGACCTAACCGATTCATTAGGAAGTAATCGTTATTGTATCGAGTCTTATCTAAACAGTCATCGAATGTCTTCAATCCAGTTTTAGGACTGTGAATATGATCACATGCCCATGTTGGAACGTCTAGCATCATTGACCAGTCAGCAGTCACTTCCAACCACTCTAGAATCTTTTGACGAGTCTTTGTAGCTTCCTTGCCTTCAAAGTCTAACCAATCAAATTTAAGGACACCCTTACCAATCTGGTATCCACCGGAGTCACCTAAGATCATAGTATTATTACGATCGCGTTGTTGAATCATTGACTCTTGTGTCTGTGCTTTTACAACATCTAACTGTGCATGACCTGCTGAGTACAATCCATACTTGTATGTAAAATATCCTTGTTCAGGATTTAGAAAGTTCATGCCTTCAATGCCACGATCAAAACCAGCTGGCATACGCTCGTCAGAGATAAACTTTTCTAAACGTTGCTTGGCAACATAGGTGCTGTAAAAACTACTAATAGCTGGCAGGTATACTGCATAGTCTTTCTGTAGTGGTGTTAAATTAACTTGTTGTTTGCTCATCTTTACTCAATATTATTGTTGCTTTTAATTGTTCGGCGGCACGTTTCATATTTTCATACGCTGCTTTAACAGCAGGATGACTTTCTGACAATTGTTCTAATGCTGCTTCTTCGGACATCTTATTCATCGCCCATGATATTGCAGATTGGGCACTGCTATTTAGGCTCACTGTAGGATAGCTAGCAGCTACTTGCACCCAGCTGCTGCCATTCCATACTTGTAAATCATTTCCATAAATACGGACCATACCCTGCATTGGATTATCTATGTTAGTAGAAATATAAGGCATCGGTGATGTGCCACCGCCTACCTCGATAAACGCACCGCCGCCTATACCTTTTATCATGCGTTTGCTGGAATAATATATTTGTAAGTAGCAAGTCCACTATCTAATGTGATTTGCATAGCACCTTCATTACTAAAACCAATCTTAGCATTATTTGCATCTGCAATCTTTAGAATACTTAATACACTGCTAACAGGCCATGTCCATGCTTTATTTAGGTTACCTGTGACATTTGTTGCAAAAATAAATTCACCACCGTGTGTACTTTGATCACCAAAGATAAACTTTAGATTACCGCTTTCTGTTTTTGCCAAGAATGTAGTGTGCTCATTGTTTGCACTGGCCTGGAAGTTAAATCGTTGTACAGATTGTAGGGTAGGGGCAACTTCTACATCCCACTTAACACCTTTGAATTTAATTGTCTTTAACTTTTCGTTAATGATTTCAGTGTTCATGAAACGATAATCGTTCTTAAAATCGCCAGCCTTATTTTCAAAGTGAAGACCAACTGGAATTTCTTCTCCGTTCCGTTGGCCCTTGACTACTTCAATAGTTGCATCCTCTTTGTATTCTGGACAATCTAAATGATACTTTAGTTTGTTCAATTGCGGCATCCCAAATACTCCAAGCATATCTGGATGTGGATTTGCAGTTTCTGCTTGCATAATAACACTACGGTCATCCGCCATAGAGTCGATCGCTGTTTTTTTATAATCGCCTGTAATCTTTACGATATTAAGGAAGCCCAGATTATGGGTGTGTTGTACGATGTCTTGTAGAATGTCTTTCATTTGTAGATCCTTTTGTTTAGTTTAGTTAGATTTAACAATAATGTCAAATGTTTTTTCACCTAAAATTGAAATTTAGGCTAATTCTATGTTTACTACTAGAGTAATGGTCGATAGCATGTATAGTTTCTTTAGTCATTATCATTAGAGTGGGCGGATTAAATGGTACTATAACAATTTCATTAGTGATATCGTGAATAAATTTGAATTCACCTCCGCAATTGACATCTCCGTCGAGCCAAATAATGCCCATATACGGATCCTTGACTATTGTATCTTTATTGGCACCTAATCCTACTTCGTTATGCCAATCCAATCCATTCATGATTTTATCATATTTGATATAATTGATCCATCCTTCGGATACAGTTACCTCTTCTTTTTTTAATATATGTTGTAAGAAAATCTTAAAATTATCTTTGAATTCCCGAGACAAGTCTCGAATATATTTTTTATTTTGAAAACCTAGATCTAAATCTAAGCTAGATTCTAACCTGGCTAATTCTTTTTCAAAAAAGTCAGGTAAATGATCCAACGGATAAAGTTTATAAAGATCCATATTATTCGAATGTGAATAGAGAACCGAATGTATTAGTTTGTGTAGTGGAATCTAAATCCCATTCTAGTACACCAATTAAGTTATCAATTTTATTATTGATAATAACTGCTTCCATTTCTGCATGATCAAATGGTAATTCTTGGAACCATTTAGGTAACCGCATTTCGTCTACCGGATATGCAATTGAAGTATATCCCAATGGATTATCTTTTACCTTGCACACAATAACTTTCATGCCGTCAACAATTCCCATGCTGTATTTGTCTCCGTTCATACGCTTGAGCGTATTCCAGTTAATGGCAGCACGGACATGTCCCGGCATATTAATCTTACCCGACTTTGCTTCTCTTGCCTGATAGTCTGTAATGTTGTTAGCACGTTTTGGCGATCCTTTTTCCCAACCGGGCCGAGCTTTGAACTCTGTTCTGAACTCACTAATGCGATCTAGGATTTCAGTCTCTTGAGATCCATTAAGAACCTTAGTTAACACTTCAGTTAAAAATTCCTGCATAAATTCGGGAGTATCACTGCGCTTTAGATCCAACCCCATGGCTTTAATCTCACCTGGCTTTCCGTCAGTATCTTTACGCTTGCCTTCTTTGTCATACACCAATACTGCATAGCGTTTTTTAGTAATAAACAGGCCCTTGGCTGCAACAAGTTCTCGTCCTGCTTTGATAACCTCACCTCGACTTTTCGGACAGTGAAAGCTATCAAACATAAACTGTGGGAACGTACTGTTCACTTCGTTAGATACGCTGTCGTACAGTTGAACTACTGATTCTTTAGTCCAAGGAATTTCACCTCGATCTATTTCTTTCTTAAGGCTAGCATAGGCACTAAAATAGGCAGAGTCCGTATCACCATAGATAATTGATTTACCTAAGTGATCATAATCACCCGTAATAACTTCATTTATTTTTGAGGCCATATGGCGAGCAATTTGTCGTCCTGTAAGAGTGGTCGATTGACCAATGCGATTGTCGAAAAACCTACAGCCGACGTTAAGAATAGCACCGTACAAACTGTTAAGATTAATCTTTTTAACGAGCTGACGTTTATCCCAATATTCTTCTTCAATTTTATTCTCCGCTTTGATTGCTTCTTTAAGTTTGGCCTGCATCTCTTTACGTTCGGCATACCAACGCTTTAACAGTCCGGGAATAACCCCTTCCATTTCATGAGTAAAAATTGTACCGTTAGCACTTAGCATCCACGGTTTACCGCTGTTATAGATTACATCATAAATCTGTGCTCCGCTCATTACATCGGATTCACCGTTTTCCCAATCAACTACGATTTCGTTAGTTTTGTCTTGACTCATTACTAATTCATATTCGTCTGCACCGAACTTGCCTTCCCATGCAGCCGCGAAACTAGAACCCTTTGCGATCTTTGCATCGATATATGTTTTAGTATAGTCCTGACGTAGTTGTCCGACAATGGTTTCCGGGCCCATGTTCAGCGCACGAATGACAGAAGGATACAATGAGTTAATGTCCATTGATCCGATATAGTCATGTAATCCTTTTTTAGGATACGCAACATACGCACCAGCCGCTTGATTAGTTGCATTCTCGTCACGCTTGGGCCGACTTGGCACGATCAATCCCCTGTGGTGGGCTTCGTTTACAATTGCCTGTTCAGTAACGGCAACTGCACCCATTGTGGTCTGTAATAATACAGTACATTCGTGTGCTAGCGTATTAGCTAAATCGATAAATTTTAATTTATTATCTAACTTGTTTAACAATGCAGTATCCTGTCTGTTATATTCAATAAACTTTCGAAAGTCATTGTTGTATAACTGATCCAGTGTACCTTCGTACTGTGTCTTAGTTTCTCCTACCTCCATTTCTCCAATGGCATCCAGTCGATAGGTGTGGCGTTCTTCATAGGTGTACTTGCGGTACAGCTCGAGACTGTCCAGATGAACACGACCAACAAGGTCATAAGTAACAGCCGCTTTTCCATATTTTTCATACTCCCGCTTCTTAGGCATTTGACCCCACAGGCACAATCTACGAGTGTCTTCTTTGCTAAGTGTTTTAATAATTCTATTAACAGTATATGGCATATCGAAGCCTTCGCTATTCCATCCACTTAGAACATCTGCATCTTCAATCAGGTTAAGAAATGTATCTAACATTTCCGCTTCTGTCTCAAACAAAATTGTGTTTGGGAAATCTTTAACCTGTTCAGTCGCCTGCTCCATAGTTAGCGTCTTTGGCGGTACTGCAAGACACACCAACATGTCTAACCATTGTAGGTGAACAGCAATCGCAGTAATAGGCATGAACGCATCGTCGGGTGATGCATAGCCGCGTTCTGGATCAAAGTCCACCTCAATATCCCAAAATGCTACATTAAGTTTAGGCGGTTCTTTGTTTAGATAGTTTTCTTCTAATGTACGAAATACTGTGTTAATATCACTTTCGTATAGCTTCTGATTATTGTGAATTCGTATCTCTTTTTGGAATTCTTTGTGACTCTTGGATACGACTTTAGACAGGCTTTCGCCGTAAATTGACCTGTACTTACCCCTAGCGTCTGGGTGATAAAATACATAACGTGCTGGGTATTCTTGATAAATTCTACCCTTCTTAGGGTCTCGCTCGACAATCTTAACGATGTCGTTATCGCGATCCCAAATGGCATCAACATAACTCATTAAATTTTCTCCTTACCGCTTATGGCCGGCAACCTTCTTTGTGATCATTTATGGCTGATCAAACCTTTCTTTTAATTAATTAGCATCCTAACTAAACCTACTGAGTCAATTGTGACCAATAAGATATAGTTAGCAATCATACCAAAACTTTTGCGAGTATAAGCAGCCCAAGCATAGAGACCGCAGCCGATGATCCATATAGGATACAAATATAGTAAGGGCGGATTCGGGACTGTGAGAGCCATGGTAATGCTACACCCAATTGAAATGCCCCAAGCAAGCAACTCAATGCAGAAACGAAAAGGATGAGTTCTATAGTCATCTCTGATCCATCGAAAGATATCGTGTAGGATAGTGTTCATTAGTCTTCACGACGATTTGCATGTCCACTGATATCTACAATTGTTTCTAGATCATCAAATTCACGGAATACTTGATCCCACTGATCTTTCTGTGCAATACGGATTGCTTTGCGAATAACACTAGGCTTTACTTCTAGTTCTTCTGCCACCGCTTTGATTGTTTCATTCAATCCTTCTGTAAGGTCTTGAATTTCCTGCATAACAGTACAACCTTCTGCTATGATTTGTTTGATTTTTGCTTGTTCTGGTGCGCCAAATGCTTTGCTCATAATATACTCCTTAAGTATTAATTATACTTAGTAGGCAGTGGAAAGTCAAGAATTATTTAGGCTTACTAAACCAAAGTTTGAACCATTCTTCGGTACCAGGCCTAATATTCTGCTCGCGCATAATTTTTGCCTTTTCGTTACCGCTGTTATCAAATTTGGTTTGTATTTGTGGAGCAATTGATGTAATTTTGGCAGCACCTACATGCTGCCACATGGGATCATCTTCTGGAATAAATTT